GACCAAAAACAGGCTTCTATGCCGTTAAGTCTGGTGAGTTTGTGAGACTTCGCAACAACACAGCACACACCGTTCTTCCATACGTCGCTGATGGTTTTGAGATCCAAGAGTGGATAGAACTGACTGCTAAGGGAGAGTTTTGGGAACTTAGTGTATCGAAGAGGTTGTCATGACCAACGCCTTGATCCCCTACCGCCCAACTGCTACATCCCTTGCTACACAAACAGAGGAATCAAACCAGTTGGGCGGGCTCATCAAACGCGGCGACACATACCATTTCAGGATGCGTGTGCCTGTGCGTTACAAGCACATCGAGCCGAAGACGTTCCTCTTCCGAAGCCTCAAAACCGGCGACAAGAGAGAAGCTCAGGCTTATGCAGCTGTTGTCGAGCGTCAGCTGATCAGCGAACTTGACGCCCGCTTACTCGGCCAAGAGACGCCTGGCACTCGCTCACACTATGAGGCGATTGTTGCACTCACGAATGCACGCGGGTTCTCATACCGCACGACAGAGGAGCTTGCCCAGGGCGACCTTGGCGATCTTCTGCGACGCGTTGAGACGCTCATCACAAACCAGGATGCGCCAGGCAGTCCAGCTGTGACAGCCGTCCTGGGCGGTGTGGATCGTCCGCGCCCCACAATCATGGAAGTCGCAGAATCGATGGGTGACAGATACCCGCTCGAAATTCGGTATAAAAACCACACCCAAAAGCGGCGTTGGCGGGCAAGATGGGAGCGACCAGCGAAGAAACTCATTGAACAAATTGGGGCCGACATACCGCTTGAAGATGTCACGCGCGAGAACGCCGTGTCGCTGCGAAAATCGTTTATGAAGCAAATTGGTGAAGGCAAAATCAAGGGCGGCAGTGCTCAGAAAGACCTTCAAAACCTCAATCTGCTCTGGGAGAAGTTCTTCAAAGACGAAGGCTTTGATGAAACGAACATGCCACCTTCCCCGTTCAGAGGCCTCACAGATGACCTGAACAGGACAGACGAGAATAATCGCAAAGACGAAGTGCCGCTTGAATGTCTTGAAAACCTGATGAAGCCGGAAACTCTGAAAGATATGAACGAGCAGCTGCGCGACCTGATTTACATTCTGGCTGAGACAGGGTGCAGACAAGCCGAAGTCACAGACATGGCGCCGTCTTCAATCTTCCTTGACGCAGAAATCCCCTACATCTGGATTCGGATGGAGCGTGCTGAGGGCGATGAGAGGGAAGTCAAAAACAAGATAACCGGCCGCCAGGTGCCGCTCTTGGGCGCCGCTCTGGAAGCGATGAGACGCAATCCCCAGGGCTTCCCGCGCTATCGTGGAAAAGACCGCTTCTCAGCCGCTGCGAACAAGTTTTTGAAGAAACATAAGTTGCTGCCGCCAGGTGTCACAATCGGTGGCCTAAGGCACAGCTTTGAGACCCGCTTGAAAGACGCTGGCGTAGATTCAGATGATAGAGGGGAGCTGATGGGCCACTCTGTGAAACGCATCCGTGGCCGCGAAATTTACGGCAATGAGCTCACACTTGAAAAGCGCGCTGAACTCATGAGCCGCATCACATTGCCGGTTGAGCGGCTGAGCCTGCCTTCGCCCGATTAACTCGGGCCAAGGCTTTTGCAAGTGCTGGATTTTCTTTCTGTCTTTCTTCGAGCTCTTTGTCGAGACGCTCGAATATGGGCAGGAGACTTTCGTCTCCCGCTGCGATGCACTGCGCTATGTAGTCAAGCGCGCTTTCTATGCGTGCCGCGTCAATCACTTGCGCTTGTTCCTTTTTCTTTTGCCGCACTCTTCAATATACCGAGTTATAGCTGTGTAAATCATATATTCAGTGTCCGGATGTGGCTGGTAAGTTTTCCAGCAGTGGTCCATGTCTGCCATATTCAAGAACAAGTTCGCTGCAACGAGATGTCGTCCCCACTTTGTTTTCGGCTCAACATTGACTTCGTGCATCGAAATTCCTTCACTCGTTTTCAGTGAAAATGTGATGTGTGAAAACGTTCTTCCGGTGAGCGGACATATTGAGAAAGCAGAATGCTCAACTTTTACATCACAGCCTTTTGTTTTGAGGTTGTCGATTATTTCATTGCACCGATTCATTGCGCCAATGAGTTCCAAGTTCATAGTCTTTCCTTTTCAGTTGTCACCGGACCACCGCGGCCCGATGCCGTGGATGAAATTTTTTTTCGGCCCAAGGAAAGGAAAGCCACAAAAAGACCTAAATTCACTCAAATCGCCACAATCTTGACACACTCAAAAGCCATGAGGCATGAGTGCCAGTCTGTTGGGATCCAGATGATCAAAGGCCCCATCCGCTCTATGATGAAGAACTGAACCATCGACATCACCGCGCAGACAAGCACCCGAGCTCGACACGCTTCTTTTCAAGCGCGGCCAGGTCGAAGAACCGGTTCTCGTAACGCACGATCACACGGCCCGCGTCTGAGATGATGAGAGCTGCCGTCTTGTCGTTCATCTCACGCCCGCCCACGCTTGGACGCTTTTCAGGCGAGAATGCAGCAGGTGGAAGCTGCACGCACGCAGCAGGGGGCGGTGTCAGCTCATACTTCTTGCCGTTTTTCTTGAAGCAGTCATTCGCGGCACAAATCCCAGCACCAAAGAGCAAAAGCAAAATCGCGGCTGTCGCACCGCCGTCACCTCTTGTGTTTTTCAAAAATCCTTTCATGGGAACACCTCCTGCAGTGTATCTCTGAGTAAGTCGCTGATCGGGCTTGCTTCAATTTCTTCGAGCTTCTTTTGAAACTCTTCGCGCGCGACATGATCTTCTTTCTCTCTTTCGAGTTGACGCTGAAACATCTCACTTTGTGCTTGAAGATCTTCTGTGCGCGTTTCCAGCGTCTCTTTCGCCTGCTCGCGTTCGCGCTCGATAAGCTGTTCAAGCCGCTCGACTTCGACTTTCGCGGCTTGTCCGGATTGATACTGCGAATAGAGAAAATAACCCGCCGCAACGACAACCGCCGCTGCACCAAGTCTCAGCCAGTTTTTCAGGCCAAACCCTGTGATGGCGCGCTTAAACAACGCGCCTCCGAGGTATCTTGCAATAAAGCCACCCATCACAAACTCCCCAGCACAAGGCCAGCGACAAACGCAACGATGACCGCCACATTTTTCGGCATTTTTGCGTATGCCTCTTTGACTGTTTTTATAATCTTTTCTTTACTCATCTTGCGTTACCTCGCTGCTTCTTTGAGTGTTACTTGTAAAACTTTGTCCGAGTTTCCCACGGAACTTCAAATCCCAGGAAGCTGCATTTGTGGAGAACGTCAGAAAAACTGTCATTCAAAACGACATCGGGTTCTGCATTCAAAACCCAGCCGTGAAACTCTTGTGTTCCGTCGAGCCTGGTCACTGGCTTGCCCCACACAACGCGAATAGGCGGCGTGATTTCATCTCCGCGCGCGCCTTTTTTCCAGTCCATTTTGAGCGGCGAACACATTCTATTTTTGTAGAACTTACCCGACAAAATCGTGCCGCCCTTTCCGTCCGAAATAGCGACAATGTCATAAGCTGGATTGACCACAGGAAACAGCGTGCCCTCAATTTTTCCAAAGTCGAGAACAAGCGCCCAAAAAATCAAAATCGGCCAAAAAAATGATTTAATTTTGATCATTTGAGTCACCCCCAAACGCTCGATAGATTTTTTCCATAACTTGCTCAGACAATTTTGGACCGGCTGAAATGAAGAGGCGCATGAAATGGTCGCCAGTCAAACTTATGCCAGCAGCAACAAGAGCTATACCTTTAAATGAAGATACGTTTGTAAATTCAGCAACAGTTTCAGTTCCAAAAACAGCAAGAAAAACGCCGCTAAAAACTGAGAACGCCTTTTGACGGCGTGTTACAGTTTCTTTAGTGGGATCTTCATATAGCAATTTGATTATGACTGCGCACACAAGACTTCCTGCGAACCAAGCCGTTTCTTCTGATATTTTTGTAAGCATCATGCGCCCTTTCTTGTTTTTATATTCATTAAAGTCGCGCAAACTGAAAATGCATCCAATCAAAGTTCTTCTCACGGCCAAGCGAAATCGCGCCGTGTGATTCGACAATTTTCCAAAACGGTTCATACTCAGGTCGAGCAAACGACGCCCTATCACGACCCCATTTTAGCTGGTTGTTTTCAGGATCAAGATCTACCGCGATGCCGCATGCGTGGGTAGATTTAGATGATCCGCCCCGCATTTTACGGTTGTTATAGCAGCCTCCGAAACGGTCCAGGCGCAAACGACGAAATTCGTCTTCTCCGTAGTGTCTTGCGGATTCTGTAAAAATGGCTGTCATAGGAGCCGCGACGAGCTCATGACAAGAGAAGCGACTTACAGACTGGCTTGTGTTCCAAGCGATGACAAATGGAAATGGCAGGATTGCTTTCCCTGCCGTTGCTCTGGAAGACCCGGCCGCACCGTAAAAAGATTCCATATCACGCTGACGAGGAAACACGAGAGACGAGGCAGGAGCCGTCTTCTCTTCTGTCCGGTCGATGGTTCCCAGGTTGCCATTGTAGTCATCATATGCGTTGCCAGTGTTGTGACCCCAGTATCCATCTACAAGGCCAGCTTCAAAACCGGCATCATTCAAAATGACCTGAGCGGCAGAAATGACACGACGCTCATCAGACATAGAAGCCCAGTTTTTGATTTTTGATTTAACCTTTTCAGCAGCAGAAAGTGTAATCGGACCAATTTTTCCGTCTGCTGTCACATCAAGAACAGTTTGCGCATATTTAATCATAGAGAAACCCTCGCGTTTCTCTATTATTGCCCGCCATCACTCTTTTGTTTGCGCTGAGTTTTAAGCATTTCGCCTTTCTCTTTCTGCATCCTTCGATAGACTGTTGAGGGAGCCACTTTCTCAACCTTTGCCATATCGACAATAGTGTGTCCCATAAGTCTCTTTTTGACGGTTGGAAAATCATCAAAAAGATCGAGTGATACTTTGTCATCAATCTTTTCTTCAATGCACTGCTCTCTGTTTTCGCTTATCATTTGATAAATTTCAGCAGCAGTTTCGACTCTTTTTTCTGATCGCAAATTTGATCTGACAAAATGACCAAGATGGAGCTCAATTCTTCTTTTTATAAACGCACCGAAACCTGCGACATCCGGATCGTATTTTTCAAGCTCGGTGAAAGCACACATACTTGCTTCTTGAATAAAGTCATCTCTATCAAGCCATTTATTTTTTTTCCATTCAGTTGTCGCGATGGAGCAAATAAAATTATAATTTTCTGAAATCAGTCTGTCTTTTTCCCTCTTCGTCAATTTACTCATGCCGCAAGAAGACCCCCGTTTTTCTCGTAATATTTCCGGAGCAGGATTTCTGATGGGATCCAGCGGTGCGTGAACATTCCGTCTTCAAGATTTTCGATGATGAGGATGCCGGAGCGTGCGTGCCGCGCTTTCATTTTCACAAGAGAATCTGGATGGATTGTGCAGCCCGTATTGATGATGTGACGTGAACGCATATGTGGATCATTCCAGTTGATGACCTCTTGACGATGCGTGTGCCCAAAAAGAGAAGACCCGCCGTTTTCACGACGGACCGAAGCCATACCGAGCGCGACTTTTTTGTTGAGACCTTGGAAATAGTGCTGCATCGTCAATCCATTAATTGTCAGAGGTTCCAAAAATGGATATGGTGTCCAACCTTCATCGAGACACATTTGCGATAGATTAAATTCTGGGAGATAGGGGAGGCGTCTCAAAACTTTGTATTTTGCGGCCAGCTCAAAGATTTTGTTTTCGTGATTTCCGAACATCATGTGCCATTGAATGTTTGGTGTTCTGTCATTGCGGCGGTTTTTTCTGTTTCTTTCTTTTTCGAAATTGAAGCGTCTTTTGAGTGCGGCCAGGCCAGATTTAAACGCTTCAAAGTCGCCGACCAGGTCAAGGTTTTCGTCTCGACCGTCGCCGCCCGCAAGTGTTGAGCCACGATATTCAAGAAGACCTGGGAAATCCCCCAAATCCCCCAAGTGAGCAACATGATCGGGTTGCTCATCCCATATTTCATCAGAAATAGCAGCGACGAGATCGTGCTGCTTTTGGCCGCTTTCTTGCGACAAATGTGTGTCAGAAAGCACAAGTAATTTCTGTGGTTTCTTGAACTCTAAAATTTCACCAAGCAAATCTTCTTCCCTTATGCTTTATCTAAAAAGCAAATAGGAAAAAATAAAAAAGGCCCCAAATTATGAGGCCAATTTTTTTTCTTTATCTGGTGATATTTAAGTTGTCACGAACTTCAACCATTTTCAAAATTGGCTTGTAAAGCGAGCCGCCGAGTTTCCACTCAGTTTGCGGCGTGTCTGTCCAATAAATGTCACGGTTGCCGATGTTGAAGCCGATGTAGCGGCCGATATCCAAACAGATGGAACGACGCTCATCAGCTGCTGCTTCAACGGGTTGCTGAGCGTATGCAGCAAAAGAGAAGTCAGACTTCTTGAACAGCTTTGTCGTGCCGTCTGTTGAGTGCGTGTGAAGGATACCATCGCGCAGGAAGTCGCCGGAAATCTTGTGGCCAGCACCGGCTCCATGATCCGACAATCCGCCGCCATTCACACGGTCAGCAAGATAAAGTGTGCCGTCAAAGTCGATTGCAGCCGTGAGCGGGCCAGCGATGACGTCTGAGATGCTTCCAGATGCGAACAGTGACCACTCAACCGTGTCGGACTGGAACCAGGCGCCCTGTGTGTCGGCAGCGATGCGATAAAGGCTGTGATTTTCTGCTGCATATACATTTTCGAAGCCTGGTGTGAAAATTTCTTGCTCTGGCCCGTCATAGATATGCATGTCGCCGATGTAGACATCTGGCCCCAGCTGACCTGCCGCGATAGCCGATGGTGTTGGCACAGGCTCAGCACCGACTTGAATTGAGGTCAGTCTGACATTATCAAACCAGACATCGCCGTAGCCGTTGACAGAAATGGCTTCGAGAACAAGCTCGACTTCACCGCCTCCAACATCATCGAGATCGATTTCAAGTGTTTTCCAGTTGTTGATCGTGTTTCCTGATGACTGAGCGCTTGCAATATTTGAGCCATAGTAGCCGTCATTTGTGAGATCTTGGGTGATGTCAAAGGCACCGCCAAGAGTTCTCAAATCGAACTCGATTGTGGGCTGACCAACAACCAGGCCCATATCAAGAATTCCGCCGTTGTTCGAATAGAAGCGCGTTCTGTTTGGCTCACCGGCCGGAGCTGGTGTCGCAGCAGAGTCGCCCGGTGCGATGATGTAGTCTATGAAGAGGTTGTTATCGACATCCATCCACTCACTGTTTGGGTTCAAGTTGCCCATCGGCATGAACCAAGGCCCATCATACGGGGTGCCATTTTTATATCTCAGTTGAAGTCTGTAAAACAGATTGCTGCCACTCGAAACACCATCAATGCCTGCAGTCTGCCCGTTCAGTGAAACAAGATCCAGGAGCTCACCGGACGGGCTTGTCGCAAAGTCAGCGCAAGTGTTTCCAGAGAAGCTGTTTGTCCCATTCGGTGTCGCGAGCTTCTTCGCAAAATTGCGTAGTGATATTTTTGCAATATCATTATTTCTGGAAAAATAATCGACTGCGAGACGAACATTTTGCTGCTCAGCTGCGAGCGTCACATTTTGAGCAATCTTAAAATCCTGCGGACTGATAATAGCCCAGTCGCGGGTCAGATAATAAGTTGATCCAGGCATTTGCGGCGGCTGCTGTGTTTGAAGCACGCGCGGTTCGTCGCCGTCGAGCAAAGTCCATCCGGTCAAATCACCGGTTTCAAAGTCCCCGTTCGTGATTTGGTCGGTCACTTCGATATCTCCGGGCGCGAAGTTGTCGCTATAATCAAGCGTGACCATGGCGCCAGACGGTGAGCGCCAGAACACCTCGCCATCACTATTGAGGAGCCAAAGACCGTATCTCTTGCTCACTGCAAAATCGACAAGCGTTCCAAAGCGTGGATCTGAAAGGTCCTTGAAAGCCCAGGTCATGCCGCCGTTTGTGCTGAACGAAATGCCATCTGCGTGGAGCGCGAAAACATCTCCAATTGACAAAGTCGGCTTTGTGACAGCGATGCCGCCGTATGTGTAGTCTGTCGTGTCTCCGGGTTCAGACGGAACAAGAGAAGACGGCGGCTCGCCAGGTGCCGGTGCCTCTGGATCGTCATCCCACGGATTCTTGTCGGATTCTGTATTTTCGTCGTCGTCAGCGGTTGCGTCGTTTTCCTCTGTTGAACCCTGGCCTGGATTGAGTGGATCAGGAATTTCAACACCGCGCGCAAGCGGTGTGATGAGTGCTTTACCGTAGCGCTCATTGTATTGAATCATGAACAGTGTGGCTGTTCCGTTTTCACCAACAACATACGGCGATCCCTCCAAATCGATCCACATCGAAAACCCGTTGTCGTGGTAGTGGTCACGAGGCGGGTCAAGCGGCGGGTCATCATAAAGCGGCGCCGACGCGGCTTCATCGCGATATGTCTTCACGGGAATAAAGTTTGAATCCGGGTAAATCGATTGATCAGGACTCGGGTGATAGAACTCAACAAATGAAGTCCAGACACGGTGACGGTATCCGACAATTTCCGGGTCAGCCTCTTCTGCGGCCGTCAATTCTCTTTTTTGGTCACTCGGAACGCCCTGCGGTTTCTCAAAAACAATGTTCACTTTGAGAGGGTTTGAGGAAACAGGACAACGGACGAGGTGGTGCGCAAAGTCAGACGGATTGATTTTGACAGATATTTCATCATTCGCAATGTCAGCCGCCAAAAGTTTTATATATCTCAGTGTCGAAGAGTGAGAACGCATTTCAAAATGCTGGTTGATTGTGTGACCCCAATCTTTCCACCACACATCTTTTACATCGTCTTCACGCACCGGCCCGCCGTTCACAACTACAGTGCCGCCTGAACCCGCTTTCGACGGCTCGAAGTTTGTGAGTTCTTGTTCTTTCAGTTTTTCAGATGCGATTTTTCGTTCAAAATTAGTGCTCATAGATTTACCTGATTTGGAAGCCCGATTGATCCTGAGATAGGAACTTCTGCCTCTTGTTCCAAAGATTTCACAGAAGTCGGCGTCGTTGTGAAAGTTATTTTTGTTTCTGGGACTTCGACATCAGAAATGGACGGGACACCCTCAGCGTCGAATTGTTGGGCGCCTTCAAGAATTTCTTGCTGCTCGTCGCCTGTGTTCTCAACTTTCACAGACATCCGGCCGCTCGGTGTGTATGTGCTGACCGTTGCCGTTCCGAGCGCGAAGTCATCAGCACCGCCAGATCCAGCCGCACAAGCGATTTGACCAGAGAGAGACCAGCGACCGTCGGTCCAAGACAAAGTATAATTGATGAGGCGGCCGACAGCGACGCCGCCTGGGAGCTGTGGCGCCGTGATAGACACCATACAGTCATGTGTCACATCGTGCGGGTTCTGAGGCATTTTTGCTTCAAAGTCGATATACACACAGCGGCTTGCAATGCGAGCGCGAGAACGAATGCGTTGCTCGATATGCTCGATAGCTTGTTGCCCGCGCGCAGACTTGAAGAACGAAGAGAGGGACTGGCTCGACAAATAAGAAGTCTCACCAGATTGCGTCCAGTCTGCCGGAGAAAATTCATCGCCGGATGTGTGATCAACCCGTGCTGTATAGACGTAGTTTCCATATGTGACCAGGTCTCCGATCAGATAGTCTGTGCCAGACGCCCATTCATCTGCGGTTTCAGGTGTCGAAAGCGAGCGCAAGTTCAGCTCTTCGATTTCGTCAGTTTGAACAACAACACCGGCTTGCATATCAGTCTCAGCGAGCACAGACAGAGTTTCTGTGCGTTCCAAATCGAAGCGATACTCAACTGCAATATCGAGATCCAGTCGTGTCTTTTTAAACTCGATTTCTTCGACTTTTGCTTCTTCCCAAGCCGGATCAAGTGTCGCCGTTGTCGCTTGCTTTTTGAGTGTGAAAGTTTCGTTTCCGCTCACTGCAAATCCGTTTGTGACGGCTTTTGCAACAGAGCGAGTCACACGAAAATCAGAGCCGATTGTCGAGCCGAGCTTTGGAAAGTTCTCAATAATCGCGTCTTTTGTCAGTGTCGAAAACTGAAAAAATGCGTTGTTGTCGCCCAGTGTTTGACGAACATTTTGTTTCCATTTCGCACTGACAGTCACGCCATAATTTTGAGCGACTGACTTTTCAGCGCTGATAGAAAGAGACTGATGAATCGGCACGATTTCAAGCGTTGTGGATCCAGACAAAGCATCACACAAAACGGGCGCGCCCTTGATTCTGCTGTGACAAATAACAGACGAACGGCCGGTCAGAATTTCGATTGCGTTGTCATCTTCTCCATCCGGCACGAAAAGCGGGTCATAATATGGCGCCACTTTCAAGCTTTCTTTGAGAAGCGCGACTTGTGTTTCAAGTGTCTCCGGATCCGGTGTTGTTCCGAACGCCTGGATCGTCATTTGGTTTCCGATCAAACCGTAAGGCACGCCTTGGATGACGCCGTCGAAAAGAACGGCGCCTTTTGTCGAGAGAATGACGCGGCGACCATCGAAGCTTGAAAGCTGTGTCTGCGGATTGACAACAGTCATGTCAACAGAGCACAACTCGCCTTCATTTTGAGTCATTGTGAGATCAGTTGGAAAGAGGTCGCGGCGTGTGTGAGTTTGAAGATCAAAAATTTCCTCATCATCAACAATTGCGATGTATGGTGTAGACATTAAGCAGTTTCTCCGATGCAAGCATTTGTCCATCCGTCAGCCATAGCGGCACTTACGCCATCAACGCGGACAGACAAGTTTAACAAAGAAGTAAATAGGCCGTTCTCGTTTCGTTCCAAAATAATTGCCGCTGCAGTGCTTGGGCCTACGCCGTTGAGAGCTTGGAGTTCTGTTTCTGTTGCTGAATTGACGTCAATGAATTGGATGATCGGATCCCACGTTTGGGTGTCTTCGTTCCAGTCCCAGTCGCCGGTTGCAGGTTTTGGGGTTGGCGCTTGCCATTCGTTGTTTTCGTCGAGAGACCATGATGGGAAAGGCGCGGGCTCTGTGAAGTAGCCGCGTTCGGGGTGCCAGACATAACCAGGTGAGCCGCGACGAGTGGCTTCTGTTTCTAGAATGTAGTCGAAGCCTGGCAGTTTGTATTTTGCCACGGCGGGATCGTCGATATCGATTCCGGCGAGAAAAACCCAGCTTTTTACGATGACATTGTTTTCAAGTTGATGCACGCGCTGTTTCATTATGATTTCCTCTTATAGCGAATGACGACGCGACCGTCTGAGCCGGTGCCTGCTGAAGCATTATTCCAGCTTCCACCGCCGCCGCTGCCGTAGCTCGTTGCGTCGTGTCCCCTGCCAGTTCCGATTGCGCCATTTCCGCCGCCACCCAGGCCACCCTGCAACTCTTGTGTCCAGCTGCTGCCTCCTCCGCCGCCGCCGCCGATGTATTCGGCTACTCCCGCGATGTCGGTGTAGATGCCGTCGCCCGCTGCTCTGTATGGAATCCCCGGGATGAGGCTTGTGTCGTAACGATAAACATCGTTTGGCCAACCTGCGAATCCATCGCCTCCGCAGCCACAGACTCCGCCGCCACCGCCCGCTAACAAGGTGTTGCTTGATACTCTGCCAAGTCCGCCACGATTTCCTGATCTGTGCCAAGGCGTCGAGCAGGGAAATGTGCCACCCGGAGAATAAGTGAATTGATAAAATGAAAAACCGCCCCCACCGTAGCCAGACGGTATTGTTCCTGCCCTTGCGCCTCGCCCGCCGCCGAGGCAGGTGATGCCCAAAAATGACGTTTCAGTTCCGTTTGTTCTAAAAACACCGCCAGCACCGATGGCTATTGGCCATGTTCCGGCTTCTATTTTTTGCTTCTGATTTCTGTAATATTGTCCAGCGCCACCGCCTCCGCCAGCAACACCGCCTCCTGTCCCGCTATATCCATCACCACCACCGCCGCCGCCACCAATGCCCTCAACATCAGCCTCACCGCCAGTCGTGACAACAAACTCACCCGACGCTGTGAAAATGTGAGCACGCCAGGCTACGCCGTCGTCGTCTGTGTAGTCCACAATCTGACCGCCAGTCGCTTGAATATAATCAATCGATCCAACAATCTCTTCACCGCCCGCCATCTCTTCAAGCGTCAAAGACCATCCCGCGTTTGCCTTGCCTTGTTGTCCGTTCGCGTTCTTATTCACAACGACGCAGTTCAAAATCGGGCGGTATCGAATAGACACCGCACCAGAAATTGTCACCGCTTTATCGACTGGATCAGCAAATCCGACGATCACATCGTTCGCGTCAACGCCGTAGCAAGTGCCTGGGACAGCGTCGTGATCCAAATTTGCTGACGGACCCGCGACAGAAATTTCATCAGGAGACCAAAGCACAACTTGATCACCGACCCAAATCTGTGAAATGGGCGCCGCCGTTTGTCCGGTGCAGCTGATATCGACTGTGTGAAGACGAAACGCGGGGTTGCCCATATAGACAGCATTCCCATAGATGTCACGCTCAACACCGCCGCCGCTTCCGATTTGTGTCACATTGACATTGACAAACCGACGCGAGCCCTCAGGGAACACGATTTCTGATTCATTCTTAAAGAGTTTCCATGGCATTTTTGTCATTTGAAGTTTCTCGATTTTTTGACGACTCTAAGAGCAGATTTTTGTGATTGATGATTTTGAAGTTGACGAACAGCGTCCGGCGTTCCATAGACACCATCGACTGCACCGCCGCCAATGTTCAATGTGATCGGGTGAAGGTCACGACCCCCGCCGCCAGTCGAAGCGACAGGCATCATCGCAGCGGCCGGGTTCATATTTTGAACCGCGTTCATAAATCCAGTGCCCCAGAATTTCGTGGCTTTTGCAGTGTGAACAGTTTCGCCTTTTGACAGCCAGGCAGGGATTGAATCGCTTGTCGAAGTGCCAGGACCTTGCAAGTTCACAACGCCGTTTGCATATCCCGCTACAGTGTTCACAATTGTTCCAATCGTTGAACCATCCCACGCTTTTCCGAAGTCTTCCTTCGTTGGAATCATGTCGATAAGCGCCGCGATTTTTTCAGAAATCCAAATGATGGCACTTGCGAACGCTTGCTTGATAGCGTCGACGATTGAGCTCCATACTCTTGAGCTAGTTTCTGTAAGCCAGTCGAATGCTGACGTGAAAAGCTCTTTCATTTTTATTGTGAAAAACACACCAATTCCAGTCAGAATCTTAACGATGTCATCTTTGAAAACCCAGAGCAAAGCGATAGCCGCTGCAATTGCTGCGATGATACCGACAACAAGCAAGATTGGAGCGCTAATCAGAGAGATCGCGGTCATGAGTAGCGAGAAACCGATTGCGATTTGACCGATGATGAGGAGGAGCGGGCCGAGGGCGGCAACCAAAAGTCCAACCCATGTGATCATCTTCATCGCAAAAGGAGAGGCTTTTGCAAGGCTTGAAACAAACTCTGTAAGCTTCACGACAATGTCAGTGATAGCTTGAATGAGACCGGATTCGGCGAGCGCAATTGCGAAGCCTTCCATCGCAGATGCAAGCTTCCTCAACTCACCCATCAAGCCTTCCATCCGAATTTCAGCTGCGGCGGCTGAGTCACCTTTTCCGACTTTTTCACGCGCGGCAATTACGCCTTCACTTCCCATTTCAGCAAGCGAAAGGGCGGTCCGGATAGCGTCCTGCCCGAAGATCTTCCCGAGCATTGCAGTCTTTTGTTCTTGTGTTTTTCCTGCCGTTATGCGGCGAAGTTCATCTGCAATTTCTGGCAAAGACTTCAAAACACCGTCTTCGTCCGAAGAGTTTAGGCGCGCGTCTTCAATAAGTCTTTCTTGTGTAGCCACAAGTTCTTCAAGCGCTTCTTTTGCAGCGTCATAACGGTCTTTTGCTTTGTTTTTTGCAGTCTTATTTGCCTCACCGCCCTTGTCACGGCTTCTCTTCGCAGCCGCGTCATATTCTTCTTCTGTTTTTTCGACCAAATCTTTTGCGCGCTGAATTTGTGCATCAGCTTCTGCCATTGCGGCCGCGACTTCATCAGACACGCTGAACGCATTAAATCCAGCCTCAGCGCGGGCTTTTGCAGAATCCGGGCTCGACATACGAAGCATAAATGTTTTGAACGACGTGCCAGCGTCCGAGCCAGATGTGAACATAGAAGCTGTCGCAGCCAGGCCAGCCGTGTAGTCTTCAAAAGAAAGACCCGACATACCAGCAACACCACCGCCCATACCAAAGGCAAGTCGCATATCGTCAAAAGTTAATTTTGAAGAGCTGCGCAGGCCGGTCAGCTGGTCAGCAACGCGTGTCATCTCTTCTGCACTGACACCAAACTGCATCATCACGTCAGTCATCAAATCAGCGGCGCCTGAGAGCTCACCACCCGTCGCTGCGGTCGTTGTGATCGCACCTTTCAATGCACCGCCAAGAATCTGCTGTGCGCTCAAACCGTTTGAAGCCAGCATCTCAATGCCCTGTGCGACTTCGTTTGCAGAAAACTGAGTTGTGCGACCAAATTCTTTTGCCATGTCAATGAGTTTCTGAAAATCTTCATCACTCAAATCCTGCATGATTGCGCGAACACCGCCCATGCGTTGCTCAAACATTGCAGCTTGACGAACGGATGCACCGAAGCCACCGATAACCGGCGCCGACACTTTCATCGTCGCTTGCTGACCAATATTCGTCATAGACTGTCCGGCCGTGCGCACAGAGTTCGCCGCCGCTTGCATACGCTGGCGGAAAGTGGATGCTGTGGCATCTGCCAGCTGACGATTCAAACGACGAATTTCAGCGGCTGTGCGGCGCTCAATCCGTAGCCGCTCAGACGCGGTCAAGTTCGACGCAGCCAAGGCCTGACGCTCACGCTCACGGACCTGGTTGATCTCGTTGCGAATATCTTGCGCGCGACGAATGCCAAGTCTTCTGAACGCTTCATTTGAGCCGTTCAAATTGTCCATGTTCATCTGGTCGCGCAAACGCGAAATTTGACGGTTTGCGGACGCTTCGATACGGATCCGCTCTTGCTGCGTCAGTCCCTCAGCAAGCAATGCGCGCCGCTTCAATTCTTCGATGTGAGCAATGCGACGGTTGAGATCCTGGTCGCGGCTGACACTCAATTCACGGAAAGCGGAGCGGGCCTGGAACTGCGGATCGTTTGTCTGTTGCTGCCGTCTTGCTTGACGCGCAAGACGATCTGCTTCTTGTGCGATTTTGGCACGCTCACGAGCCTCTTCACGAAGCAAGCGAACACGCTCACGCGCCTGCTGCCTCTCTTCCTGCGCAGCACGCCCACGGACGCCCTGGTTGCGCGCCATAACATCAGCAAGTTCTTCTTCGGCCTGCTGCTGCTTCTGAGCCGCTTTCTGCTGCTCCTTCGCTGCGTCCTCGGCGACTTTTGCGGCCTCCTGGGCGGCTTCTGACATTTCATTGAGAGACTGCTCGGACTGGTCTGCACGGTCACCAATCCCGCGCAGGTGGTTTTCAAGATCACGCAGAGAATCGAGAGCCGACTTTGTGTCGACCCCCATGTTAAATCTCAATCCACCGTTTCTAACGCCCATTCATCCATTTCCCAAATTCTTTATCGTCTGCCTGTGCTGCACGAACAGCGATTGCGTTTCTCTTTGTGTCGTTCCGAACAATTTCATTCATTGCCCGGTATCTTGCGAGTGCCTGACGCGGTGTCATTTTCATCGCGTCTTTTGCAGCACCCTTCATTTCCAGTTCGACAGCCATCAGCGCCCAGGGGCTTATTCCTGAATCATTTTCGCCCGTGTCGCGAGAGCTGTCAGTTGTGCCAAAAAATCGTTCATCTCCCCTTTTTCTTCGGGAAGCGTCATCGACAAGCACGAAAAGATCACATTGCCTTGCTGGATTCCGGTCAGTCGCTCGCCAAGCCCAGTGATTCCGGTGGCAAAATCGACCAGGTCACAAATGACCGCCTTTCCACCGTCCATCACGGCATCAAAAATATCAACTTCACGCTCTTCGGATCCGTCGAAAAGATCACGCAAGATTTTGTGCTTATACATAAGCGCGCCAATTTGTGCCAAATCCAAAGGGTTGACGATAAGTTGTTTTTCTCCGATTGAGACCTGGTCGACAACTGGGGCCAGATCATCAAGTGATGTGATAAAGTCAGACATGTTTTCTCCTATGTTTATGTATTATTGCCCGAACACCCCGCTTTGTTTGCGCCGAAAAAGAAAAAAGGGCGGCCACTTTGGCCGCCCTCACAAAAACTGTCGAAACAAAAGGAGAGTAAAAATTAAGACAGTTCTGTCAGTGTGCCCCAAGGTGCAGCGGGATTTGCTTCGTTGTAAACACCAGCGCCGGAGAGCTCGACATTGAGAATTGCAGAGCCGTCAGAGTTCAACATCAATTCAGAAGAAGGACGCAGCACGGCGCGGAAGTCTTCGAGCATGTAACGCTTGCCCTGTTTGTTCTTCTGAACAACAGTGAAAATACCTTCGAGACCAGTTTTCTGGAGCAGCTTGATGGCAGATTTGCCAGCAGTGATCGCGGGTGCGTCGAATGTCACAACATAGTCACCAGGAGTGCGAACGATGACACGACCGGCAGCCGCCAGAACTGTGTAATCTGTGTTTTCTGTTGCGGCGACACCGTCGATTTCAACAGAAACGTTTGTCACATCGAGATACCCGAGCTTCATCAAAGCGCCAGCGGTTGCACCGGCCAGGGCAGCAGTTTCAGCGGTTACAGAGGCCTGTGTGTATACAGTCTCTTCACCAGCTGTCGCCATCGCGATGATGTCAGCACGCATTTCTTGAAGCGTCAAAGAGATGTCGACAGAAACTTCTTTTTCAAGTTCTGCGACTTTCGTTTTTACGCCAGTTGTTGAAACCTCGACGGGCTCAAACTCGACGCTCGGCGTCCAGCCGAATTTGCTTGTGTGTCCGAGGGACACAGGGAATGCATCGCCATCTTTCTGCCAGAAAACTTCACCGGCTGGAATGGAAATGTTGTCTTTTGAAGGCAGTTTGCTCATTGCGTTTTCCTCATGTCAAAGCTGTGTTTATCTATTATTGCCCACGCATTCGTTTTTGTTTGCGTCAGCAGTTATTTTTTTATCTGTCATACGTCAGATTTAAGAATATTTCCATGCCACCAATCGGCGCCTCGTCCGGATAACGAAAAACGACTTTACAATCAGGCTCAGAACTCATTGCCAAAAGATCGTCTTCTGTCAGTCTTGGATTTTCTGCAAGCGCCGTGACGAAAGCGTCCTCGATTTCTTCAAGCGCCTCTCTTTGCTCGTCCTGATCAGCATCAGCGATGAAAAAAGCGATCACAGGCTTGTATTCCCACCGAATGGACCAAAGAGATGTTGGCGCATTGTCAACCTCAACTCGCTCACACTCGCCGCGAAGCAAAATTGCAAGCGGTCCATTTTCTCTCAGTTCGTCTTCATCTTCTGGTTGCCTTCTTTCATACTCAACCCGAAGATTCGGAATTGAGTTTAAGCAGTTCAGAATTTCTTGTGTGATTTCTTTACGTTTCATGGTTGCCATTCCCTAAGCACTTCTTGAATAAGTTCGTCTTGATATTTGCGGAGGTTCTTATCAATGGCCGTCGCAAATCTTCCGTTCGTGTTGTTTCTTTTGATAACGACACGCTTTTCGAGTGTCGCAATCGGTTCACCGTCTTTGTTCATCAGCAACATCGTGCCGCTGTGTGTTCTCACAACAAAGTTTCCGCTGTCATCTTTTTGCGGGCCTTTGTTTTCCTTTCCGAGGGGAACACGCAAATAGCCGACATCGCCGGTTGGGCCGATGATTTTCCCAAATTCCTGGGCAGCGGCGAGAGGTGCCAAGTCCATGATGACAAGGCCGCCGTTTCGTGTGACTTTGTGCCAGACACCCGCTTTTCTGCGCTCATCGACATTTCCGAGCTGTTTTTGTCTGTCCTTGACGATCTTTTTGCCGTATTTATTCGATGTTTTTGCAAATGACTTCTTTGACACTTTGTCAAAGTCTCTTTCAAAGGTTGCGAATTTGTCTGCAGCGCGCCTGTTTCTTCCACTCATTTGTCGAGCTCCAGATCTACAAGCCCAAAGCCTGTCCGATTTGTTTCTCGAACAGTGTATGTGCGGCCATCAAGTTCGATTTGATCTTTTGGCTTAATGTCGGGTGCGTCTGAAATTCGGATTGTTGCAACCGTCTTCACGACATTCACAATCGCACCGGATTTTTTCATCTCAGTTCGGGTCGCCGTTCTCACGACATGAGCAGGAATGGATTGACTGTTATAAACAATCACATCATCTCCGAACGCGTCGACGATATCATCACCGAAGAACGAGTCTGTGCTTTCAATCCGATCACCACTCAAACGAGAAAGAGACCAGACATTTGATCCTGGCGAACCTTGCTCTTTGCTTTCGACACGATAAACCGTGCCCTCAAAGGTCAATGTGGCATTTCTTTCGAACACAACAGAATCTGAAACAGTCGCAACAGCATCAGATGTCAAGACAACACCGCGACCGACACGCGATCTGGCGCCTCTGTCTCGAATGATTGCGGTGATTGTCGACACACCAGAAGACGGCCGCTCATATTGAGCGGGCTTTCCGAGTTCTTCCAGTATTTCAGATCCGATGTTCATGTTCTCTCCTACGAAAAAGCCCCGCCCCTATGAGAGGGCGGGGCCAAAATCATTCAGCTGTCATCTGCCCTTATGGAGCAGGGTCAGCACCGGCGCGGCCACCGATGAGCACCTGCGGACGGGTGCAGATGGTCACGGGGTTGGACTGGATTTCGACTTCGCGATAGCGGCCCTTCGGGTCGAAGCTTGGCAGCGCATACTCAGGCTGACCGATGCCCTTGCCAGGGATGGAAGCGTCACGGTCGTGAGGTGCGAAGAACTGACGGAAGAGGCCAGGAACACCGGCTGGGAAGAAGCGAACTTCGTCAGCATCAACAAGGTCTGTTCCGCCGATTGTGTCGAAGTTTTCGACGAAGTTGACATCTCCGTATTTGAACACGCGGCCAGTCATCGCTGTGCCTTCACGCAGAGCGGAAGCAGCAGCTTGGTTTGCGTATGTTTCGCGGCACTCTTCGGCTCCGACGAGCTCATCGAAGAACTGAGAACCACACATCGCCCAGATTTGACCGGAGCCGATGGCACCAAGGCTCTTCTTGATGGGGCGAACAACTTTTTCCGCGAGCTTGCGACGGATTGGATCAGGAACACCAGCGGAAGGAGCTGTTGTCAGGTCGAAGTAGACAGTGTCGGGCTCAGTGATACCGAACTTTGTGTAAAGGTCAGTGATCACGTCGCTGTTTGCGTCGAGAACGTAGCCGCGCAGAGCGCCGAGGCGGTGGTTTTCGAGAGTTGCGCGAACAGAGCCAGAAACAGGCGCCAGCTCATTCACGAAATATTGCTCGATAGCAGAGATTTCGAACTCGCTTGTGCCCAGCTTACGAAGGTTCAAGATTTCGTCTGCAAGGAACTGACGCTCCAAAGCAACACGAACCGCTTCGAAGTGAACGGTTGGGCCACGACCTGTCGCGGATGCCGAAGGTGCATCTGTGCCGCGCGCGGAAGTCTGAACCAAGCCGATGACAGAGTTTTTCTGATCGAGCTTGACAGTTGTTCCAGGAACGCCTTCAGCGGTAAAGAGTCCCAATGTTTTTGTGAAAGAAGGAACGGCGGGCGTCTTTTCAACGACACCGGCCAGGATAGCAGCAAGATTGCCGTCTGGCGTTTCCTGCGTCAAAAAGTCAACAATAGTGTTCATGCCATTTTCTCCGTTACTTTGACTTTGGCTGGAACTCAGCGAACTGCCGAGCCCGAATTTCTGCGTTTATTTGTGCAGCCGATGGGGCTGCGGGTTGTTCCGTCCCCTCAGAGCCTTCAATCGCGCTGCTGATGTTTTCTTCGGCGTCTTGTGCGGCAAGAATGTCGAACGCGAGGTTCTTGATTTCTGCCACCGTTTTGCCGTTCTTCATCAGCTCATCTGCGTTTTGCATTTTTGCTTTTGCGCAGATTGCTTTGATTTCAGACACCTCAGTTTCGGTGTATGTTTTGTTATTGCCCGCGTCTTCATCTTTGTTTGCGTGGGCAACAGAATTTTTTTGATCTTTTTCTGAATCTTCCGGTTTTGCGAGCGAAACACCAACAACTTCTTGTGCTTTCACTTCTTCTTTTTCCTGCTCGGATTCTTTTTCCTGTGCAGGCTCGACAAGATCGGAAGGCGCGTTTTTGATTCCGGCTTCGTTCAAAAATTCAGCGTCGATTTTCAAAGATGCTTTGACTTCGATTTCTTCGCCGACAAGTCCATCAGCCAATCCCATTTCGATTGCCTCCTCTGGCGTCATCCATGTTTCAGCACGAACAGCAGCAGAATATTCTTCACGCTTTTTCTTGCCGTTTCCGCGATCCGCGTATGTGCCAACAAGCTGATCTTCGATTTTGTCGAGATGGTCAGCAGCTTTACGAAGTGCATCAGACTCGCCCCAAGTGAAGGCCCAAGGACGGTGAATCATCATCTGTGCGTTCTTATTCATCTTCACGCTGTCAGCAGCGATAGCGATGATTGACGCGATAGAAGCAGCCAAAGATGTGACAACAACTTCTGTCTCTGCTTTCATACCAGCGATGAAGTTTGCAATCGCAATTCCCTCAAAAACGTCGCCGCCGGGAGAGTTGATGTAGATCTTGACTTTCTTGCCTTCGCCGTCGAATTGCTTCAACCAATAAATCGCCTCGGCTGCATAAACACCCCAGCCACCGATCTCATCGAGAATAAACAGCTCAGAAACCTCACCTTCATTCTCAGATGCCTTTGCAGAGATTTCTGGCTTGCGAACTTCGCGAGCGGCCTTGATGTCAGTTCCACGGAAAGAGCGGATGTAGGACGGGCGTCCGACGCTTACTTGTGGAAGTTTTGCAAAATAGTCCATGTTCATCATTCCTTGTTTTTCTATTGTTGCCCGTCTGCGGCGTTTCATTTGCGCCGCAGACTGAAAATTATTCCGATCCGGTGTTTGTGTCTTGATAGCCGCCCGCTTTCGTCATCTTGCGAGGGTCACAGTCAAGAATGATCTCGGCTTCATCGAGCATTTCGTTTTCACGCTTTTTCTGCTCGATAAATGTTTCGAGATCACTGCCGTTTTCTTGCAGAACTTCTTCAAGCGTTTTGACGCCGGTTCTGATCGCATTGGTTTGAGCGGCGACTTCTTGAACAGGGTGGATGTGTGGAAGCGGCTCACCGATCCATTCGACGCTCTCAAAATCAGAGCGTGTCTTTCCAGCCGGTGCTTTCCATCCAGCCCGTTCAGCAGCGTCAAGGAACTCTTTCCACACACGACTGTTCAGCTGGTGCGACAAACGCTTCCTGTCTTCTTTCACACACGCGAAGAAATCGAGCATAACAGAACGCAAAGAGCGGTCATTCATGCCGGAGTGATCGCCTGTTAAAAGATGGTAAGGAACATCCAAGCCAGCAGCGACGCCGAGGTAGCGAGTGCGCCATGCCTCTGCGAAGCCAGTGCTCGAATCCTGAGGATTGACGACTTCAATTGAAGCGCCAGGAGGAAGTCCGAAAATGGCGCCAGGGTTGAGGCCTGACAGCTCCCAGGTTTGGCCCTCTTCTTTCTCTTCTGCACTCAGTCCAAGGACATCACCGACACTGTCATCAGCCGCTGGCATCTTGACCGCCACGCCCATCAAGGCGGCAGTCTCTTTCTTCGCCAGGTCAGCGCGTTCGTATTTTTCCACTGCACGAAGACGCGGCAACACGGCCGCGATGATTGGACGGCCACGAAGCGCACCGGCACGACCAGGCGCAAGAATGCGGATCACGCGGGCCGCTTCATACCGCTTCAATTCCGGCAAGCCGATTCCAGTCAGAACAGCATCGGCAGGGTGACGAGTGTAGAGCCAATAAGCGACGGGGCGCTCAAGTTTGTCCAACTCAACGCCGCCGATTGTGTTTGCAGGCATATCGACCGAACGCCCGCTGGGCAGATATTCAGCCTCCAAGACTTGCAGCTGCAGCGGCACTTCGAGCCCATCTTCTGGGCGACGACGACGCGGTAAAACCATGGACTCGCCGCCTTCGAGAGCCTCACTATAAATCAGTTTTTGCTGATCATAAAAATCAAGCAAACCGGACGGATCAGAGTTCTTGACAAACTTTTTCCAAAGCTCTTGAAGTTTTGCATCGCCTTTTATGTGCGGACGCAGACCAGAGCCGACCACATAACGGGTGCGAATTGCTTTTGCGCGGCGAGCATATTCATTGAGCATAAACTCATGACGGCTGCGAGCACGCTCGACATCTAAGCGCGACAACATAGCGGCGTTTGGACCAGCACCCGTTGCGCCTGCATAGTCATAGTCAAGACGTGTCAATCCGGCGATTCCAGCGTCTGGAATCGAGTTTCCGATTTGTGTCACTTTTGAAGCGGGCGACCAGATTTTTGAAAACCAGGTTCTTTTTTGCTTTTGTTCAGTCATTTACGGGTTCCCTGATTGATACAGATACAAAACCCGATTTGGCTTCTCCGGCTGCTCACCAGTTTCCGGAGAAATAAGAGCGCCGCGAGACCGCAATTCATTTGCGATCTCATCAGCCACCATTTTCATGTCTTTTTTGCTCACATATCGAATGCGTTCGCCGTTGTGTTCAATTTCAAGACGGCCGCTTGCATACGATGCAGCGAGCTTTTGAAGCATTGCCGTCAAATCGGCTGTTGAAATGAGTGTGAACAAGACAGTTTCTCCCGGGTTTTTCTATTATTGCCCGGGAGACTGTTTTCGTTTGCGTTATTGACTTACGAAACTTGACTTGACGACACCAATTCCACCCGTTTGACGCTTGATCTTCTTTTCTTTTGCTGCACGTTGTTCTTCTGCGATTTTGCGTTGTTCCGGCGTCAGATTCCACGGCGGTATTTTTGTGAGGTCAGCTTGTTCTTCGACCGTCGCTTCTTCAACAGCAGTCACCGCTTCCTCTTTTGCTTTCTTTTGAACAGTGTTCACCGACGAGCCACCCAGGGCGTCGCGGATTTTTGAGCCGCCCTTCATTGAGTAAAGCGCTTCCAAAGCAACATACGAATAGACAAGCAAATCCCACGGCTCTTGATCGCGCGGCTGATTTGCCCAAGATGTGCCATCTGTTCCAGGCACGACACGAGGGCGTTCTTTTGTCAAACGCTTGAAGAATTTGCCGTCGATTTGCAGAGCCCCTTCAATTGAGCTCGCAGAAGATGGAAAGTGAACCGAACCATGTTCGCCAGGCTCCAATTTCAGTCGGCGATACATCTCATCTTTGACGCTGTCGACATCGACAACATACATATAGCCGCCTTTTTTGGCTTGCGAGATTGAGCCTGGCCAGATGATGCCACGGCGTTCACCAGGCTTGTTTGAATAACCTTTGATCGGATACCAACGCTTACCCTTCGCGGCCGCGTCGTTACAGAACCGGACGACTTGGCTTGTGTGATTGCCGCCGCAGTCGACAAGCGCGATAGCCGCTTCCATCTGACGACCGGACGCGTGGCGCCATTTCCTCGACAGGAGGGAGGCGAGCTGGACTTCGTGCCGCTTATCGTCGAGACCGTATTCTTGAAGTTTGAACTGCGCGATCAGATAGAATTGCTCGCCAGGTGCGACACCATAGAATGCCACCTCATGATAACCCGGCTCATCTGCCTTGCCTTCTTGCGTGTCAGCCGTCGCAACAACGAACAGACACTCCTGCGGCACCTCTGCTTCGTAAAGTTCGACACGCTCTTCAAGTTCATGTGCGTCCGCTGGCTTTCCAGCTTCTGGCTCAACCCAAACCTCGCCCAGCTTTGTGTTCACGAATGTCTGCAAGTTTCCCGTTCGACCAATCGCTGCCATCCGAGCCGCTTTCTCAAACTGCCCGGCCAGGTCACCGAAAGAAAGAAAGGGAGAAAGAAGGCCGGACATATGGAAGCCGACTTTCCCTGGCAGGCCCGTAGCTGTTGGAATCCACTCGCCACGCTTCATCATCTCACGCCGTCCGCGCTCATCGATGACACATCCGCAGTGCTTACAGACATAATATGCAGCGGCTGGATTGCCTTTGTCCCACTTCACGCCGTAGTCATAATCACGGCCGCCCCACTCAAAATATTGGGTCTCCTCGCAGTGTGGGCACGGCATAAAATAACGCCGCTGGTCAGTCAGGAGGAAGCGGGGGTGGATGCGGCTCGTGCGTTCAAGACCAGGCGATGACCCGTTGATCATCAATTCACGGCCTTTGAACGATGACAGGCGGACTTCCATCAAATCCAACTTGTCACCCTCTGAAATATCTGCGCCACCATCAGCCCACTGTGGGCGATCAACTTCATCGCCTGAAATCAGTCGGGCTGCATATGACGCGAAGTTTGACGGCTTACCGGCCTCTTTGAATGTAAGCGTTGAGCCGGTGAGTGTTGTCTTCGAGTGCCAGCGCTGGTCTTCCTGATTCGGCAAAACCGCAAGCAACTCAGGGCTCGCTTCAATCATCGGGCGGATGTATTTTTCTTCATACTCACGCGCCGCTTTTTCCGTCTGGTGGATTGTCACGATAGGATCGCGCGTTGTCGCAAGCCAACGCAGATGCCAGGCGGCGAGGATTTGGTTGTAGCCAGTCCTGGATCCTTTCTCGATGACGATCTCATGAACACCCGGCTCATCAATCGCATCCACAATCCCGCGTTGATACTCAAACCAACGCAGCGGGCCAGGGATAGATGAAACACCTGCCGGAAGATAAAGATTGCTCTCAGACCACACAGAAGTCGGATCACGCGACAACGGCTTCAATGCTTCTGACATCACGGAATCAAGGTGCTCTGACAAAAGAGCAACCTGATCAATTTCTTCTATTCCGAGATCCGGCAGTTCGCCGATGCCTTCTTCTTCACTCATATTTCTTTTTCCGAGAATGACAGCTCACCCAAAATCTCAGAAACGTGTTCATCGATTGAGTTCACAACTTTTGTTTTTGTGTATTGATCGTCTTCAAAGTCAGAGCCGACACGCGGACCGAGATCCATGAAGCGGGTTTTGACACGGATCAGTTTTTCATTGAACACGGCGCCGACCATCTCTTTGTCGACGACACGGCCGAGCTCTTTTTGATAATTAAGAGCGGCCATCAGAGCGGCGACACGTTCTTTCGCAGCAGACCAGACAGCCTTTGACCGTTCAGCTTGGGCCTTGGACATTTTGCTTGTGTCTTCATCTCCGTCAGATGGTGCGACTGCATCGACGACCTTTTTCATTTCCCGTTCAATCAGCCAGTCGATGACCTCAGCTGTGTAGAACTGCCACTCACCGGCGCCGTTTTCGTCGGGCCGGGTCTCGAAAGGCATGCCTTCTTCATCGACCCACTTTGGAAATGAGCCACGGTCACGACCCAGCAGCTTCGACAAAGCAAGACTTGAAACCTTTTGCCCACGTTTATTAGACTTACGAGCCATAGGACCCCCTACATATGGTGCTTGCGGGGTCCATTTTTTGAACATCGTTCATAGAAAACGCCCGGGCGGCGGGCTCCAC